CGTTACTGGTTGCTGGGTGCTATAAATGGCCTTGAGGCAACCGCTGGAACCGCTGGAAGTGGTACTGCCTTTGGCGACCGAAACGGCTACGAAATAACGCTTTCCGGGATGGAGCCTAACCCGATGTTCCTAATCGAGTCAACAGTCTTTACACCATCGACTACGCAGATACTCGGTTCGTAGTATCTTCGCATCAGGTTTTCATCACTGAGGTTTGAGAGGGGCAGTCAGCAATGGCTGCCCTTCTTATTTTTACGGCCATGAAGATTTGTATCGTTTACAACGCCCATCCAACCGGGTGCAGTTTCTACCGCCTTGAAATGCCGAACGCTTACCTTGGCGACAACTACCCGGAGTTCGATTACGTCTGCGTTGAGAATATCACCACGATCAGCGACGAGGGGTTGAGGTCCATTGACCTGTTCCTGTTTAGCAGGCTTTGGTGTCAAGGCACGATGGAGCAGGTGGAGAACGTCTACAAAGCCTTGACCCAATACGGAGCGAAAGTCATCCTTGACTTGGACGATTATTGGGTGCTTGAATCGGGCCACATCATGTACCGCCACTATCACCAAACCAAACTCGCAGAGGTCATCCGTAAGCACATCAAATTAGCCGATTGGGTTACCTGTACCACCGAACACCTTGCTGCCCGCATACGGCCTTTAAATGCGAATGTGAGCATTCTACAAAACGAACCCTACGAAGCCTACCAGCAGTTCATTCCCAACCCGGAGGAAGAACCCGACAAGCACCTCGTCAAGTTCGGTTGGTTCGGTGGGGCGCAGCATGGAGAGGACATGGAACTGCTCCGGGAAGGGATGCAGAAACTACGCTGGGATGCAAACCTTGACGGCAAGTACAGGCTATACCTTGGAGGATGGAATGACAACAACCCCGTGTACGAGGGCTACGAAAAGATAATCAGCGACCAAGGGAACAACCCGAACTACGGACGCATTCAGGCTGCTGACATCTACTCCTACGTCGGGGGCTACAACTTCGTGAACGTAACCCTTGCACCGCTTCGGGACACCAAGTTCAACAAACTCAAGTCCGAGTTGAAGGTGGTCGAGGCAGGGTGGATGAATAAGGCGATCATCGCATCCGAAACCATACCCTACACCGATGTCATCCGACACGGAGAGAACGGGTTTCTCGTGCCTTACAACAAACCCAAGGACTGGTACAAGTACATCAAGCAGTTGATCCTTGACCCCGACCTTCGCAAAGGCTTGGCTGACAACCTAACGAGGGACATCAAGAAGCAGTTCAACGTGGCTGAAACCGCCAAGAAGCGAGCCGAACTATACAGGCAGATTGGGCGCAAATTGTGAAATTCGGGGGCATCGCACATTTACAAGCAGATGCTTTACCTGAACCCCAACACGACCAACACCCTGACGGTTACTTGGACCGAGCGTTCCAGCACGGGGGACCGCTACATCTTGCGTTTGACCAGCATCGCAAAGAACACGACGACGGACTACACCCTGCTGAAATCCGCAAACCTTTCTTCCTACACCAACCGCTATGACCAATTTTCGCTTACCGTGGGGTCGCTTGAAACAGGCTCGTATCGTTACGAAGTTTACGATACCAATAGCACGGTTGCCGCTGCTTTGGCGGTCGTTGAAACGGGCTTGGCATTTATACAAACCGCAACGATAGGCTTCAATACCTACGCCAATACGATTACTTACAATGTTTACGAGGCATCCGACGAGGGTGTCTTTGATTCCACCTTTGACTCAACTTTCGCATAATGAGCGTACAAACACGAAGCCAACTCCAAGCGAGCGCCTTAACCATCACCAACGAAACCGTTGCTCAGGCCAACACCGCATCCCGTGTAGGCGGTCTATTCGACGACCTTGCAGACACCGCAACGCTTGACCGGGAGCGAGGCTTTGCGAACCTTTACATCGACACCGACACGGCCTTCACTCCGACGCAGGGGCAAAGAGTCAAGTTGACAAGTACGATGAAATCAGGCGTTTTGTCAACCTACAACTTTTCAAGGACCACGACATCGCTGACCTACACCGGCACAACGGGGGCGACCCTTCGCATCGCTGCGTCTATGGTCTTGGCGCAGCAGGGCAACAACAACCAAATCAAGGTCTACATCGCCAAGAACGGCACAACGATTGACCAGTCAATGACCGAGATTAAAATCAGCCACTCAGACGGCCATGCGGTATTTACGGAAACCGTCTTGCAAGGTGCGGTGAATGATGAATTTACCATCTACATCAACGCAATCGATAGCGGCGCAAGTATCGCAATTTCAGCCCTTTCATTCACAGTTCACACCCTATGAGCAAGTCAACGCAGCACTTCACCCAATGGCTTGGGATAGAGCATAAGGTCCCCGTGATGCTGGAGAATCGCTCCGGCAAGTACATCACCTACGGCTTTGCCAACGAGTACCCATACTACCTGCTTGACAACTATCGCAGGAGCAGCAAGCACAATGCCATCGTCAACGGCAAGGTGAACTACATCATGGGCGGTGGATGGCAGGCAGGCGACAACCTGACCGTGGAGCAAGAGGCCCGATTCATCAAGTTCTTCGATGGAATGTCAAGCACCGAGGACCTGAACGACATCACCGAGAAACTGGTCTTGGACTTAGAGATTTTCAACGGCTTTGCGGTTGCGGTTACTTGGTCCAAACTTGGGACCATCGCCAAGATGGAACACGTCCCGTTTGAGAAAATCAGGGTTGACAAGGAGGAGAAGATGTTTCAGGTGGCCGATTGGTACAACGACGACATGATGCAGTTGTTTCCGAAGGTTGGGGACATCGAGAAGATACCGGCATTCGACCCGGAGAATCGCCTCGGAAAGCAGTTGTTTTACTATCGTGTGTACGCAGCAGGCGTGAAGCACTACCCTCTCCCCGAATACATCGGAGGCAATGCTTGGATTGAGGCAGACGTACAGGTCGCCAACTTCCACAACAACAACCTGCGAAACAACTTTTGGGGCGGTTACTTGATAAACTTCAACAACGGCATCCCGACCCCCGAAGAACAGGGCGACATCGAGAGGCAAATCAAACGCAAGTTTTCGGGTACGGACAACGCTGGTCGCTTTGTGGTTACGTTCAACGACGATGCAGCCAAGGCCCCGACGCTTGAACCGCTCACACCGAGCGACATGGACAAGCAGTTCGAGATATTGAACAAAGCCATCCAGCAAGAGATATTCATTGCCCACCGTGTAACCAACCCCATGCTTTTCGGGGTCAAGACCGAAGGCCAATTGGGTGGACGCAACGAATTGGTCGAGGCTTACGAACTATTCAAGGCGACCTACGTCAACGACCGAGTTCGCAAGGTGGAGCGGATGATCAATTATTTGGGATCCTTTAATGGCGTTGAGGGTATGGAACTGATCCCGGTGGAACCCATCACGGAGCGACTAAGCGAACAAGCCCTGTTGCAGATTATGACCCAAGACGAACTTCGTGAGAAAGCAGGTCTGCAACCCTTGGAGAAACCTGCCGACGTGGTTGGACCTAATCCCCAACCCGACGAGCAACCGCAAGCCGTGGAAGCCTTGCAGAGCAACGACAACATCAAGAAACTATCGGGCAGGGAGTATCAAAACTTGATGCGTATTGTCAGGCAGTATATGCAGGAGAAAATCACCCTTGAAATGGCACGGACGATGCTATCAGCGGGCTTCGGTCTATCATCCCAAGAAATTGACACAATGCTCGGAGTGCAGTCCCAAGAGTTCAGCGAACCGACTTGGGGCGAGGAAGACGACGAAGACTACGGATGGGGCGACGAAGAGTTTAAAGTCTTGGAGGTGGTTGCAAGTAAGTTCGGAAGCCATGCAGACGACTACCATGTCATGCACTCCAAGCCGATGCGGTTTGACTCCAACATAGACGAAAACATCCGCTTGGCCTTTGCCGAACTGGGCGAAGAAGAGAAAGAATTGGACCTGAAGATTGAGGCTTACCGCAAGAAGAACCGGGATGCCAGCGTTGAAGAAATGGCAAAGGAATTCGGGGTCAGCAAGGCCAAGGTCGCCAAGCGGGTTGCTTACCTAATCACAAAGGACCGCTACCCAATCAGCAGGGCCGTGGACAAGATAGCCGAGCAGAACCTTCCCAAGAACGTGAAGGAAGTTGCCGAGCCAGTCTTGGAAGTCAGATACAAATACGCATGGGCCACAGGGTTCAGCAACAAGGACAAAGGCTCCAGCCGTGAGTTCTGCAAGGTCATGCTTGACTTAGCCGGTCAAGGCAAGGTTTACACTCGTGAGGACATCGACGGGATTTCTGCGATCATGGGTTACTCCGTATGGAATCGCAGAGGCGGTTGGTATCACACACCGAGCGGAGTGAACAGGCCACAATGCAGGCACGTATGGGAGCAGCAGTTGGTAATCCGCAAAGGCAATAAAATCACGAAGGCATGAAGGCACTATTCATAAGCGAAGAAACGCTACTGGACAATAGCATCATCAACGAGAACGTATCCTACACCCAAATCCGTCCAACGGTTGTCAAGGTCCAAGAGATGCGGATTCAGCCGATTGTTGGCTCTGCACTCTACGGGGAATTGGTTACGCAGGTCGTCAGCGGTTCAACGTCTGCCCTGAACCAAACGCTGCTGGAGGACTACATTCAGCCTGCTATGATTCAATGGCTCTACTACGAACTGCCCATGGTCCTTGCCTTCAAATACATGAACAAGGGTATGGTTCGTAGAACGAGCGAGGAATCCTCCCAAATGAGCATGGAAGAAATCACCCGGCTCACGGATAAGGTCAAGAACGATGCCGAGTGGTATTCCGAGCGAATTACCCGGTACTTGATGGAGAACCGCAACGCCTACCCTTTGTGGAACTCGCCTCCATCTGCTTTGGATACCATCTACCCGAACGCCACCAACTACCGCACAGGAATGGTCCTTGACCGCAACCGAAGAATGGGAATCAGCAACTTGGACTACCCCTACCCTTACGGTCAATTCGGGGCGTGTAATGACTGCTA